CTAATACAAGAAAGTTTTCCAGTGAGTTGGAAATACTTGCGAAATGAAACAAAATAGAGTATAATAAAGATATGCCAACAGTTTATTCAGATGATTTACAAAAACTATTTCTAGAGTTTATGATAACAGAAAAAGATCTGTTTGTTCGTGTTAGAAATATTATAAGTCCACAATATTTTAGTAAAAAATACTTTGAAGTAGTTGAGCTACTAATAGAGTATGCTGAAGAATATAATTCATTACCAACACCAGAACAGATCAAAGCAAAAACTGATCTAGACATTAACTTGGTTCCTGATTTAGATGAAAGTCAAAAAACTTGGTTCTTAGATGAGTTTGAAACTTTTTGTAGACATAAAGCACTTGAAAAAGCAATTATTGAAAGTGCTGATCTTTTAGAAAAGTCTGAATATGGACCAGTAGAAGAAAAAATTAAACAAGCAGTTCGTATTGGCTTGACAAAAGATTTAGGTATTGATTATTTTGAAGATCCTAAAGCAAGATTATTAAGACTAAAAGAAAATAACGGAACTATTAAAACAGGTTGGAAAAGACTTGATGATAGATTATATGGTGGATTCAACAAAGGTGAACTAAACATTTTTGCAGGTAGTTCAGGAGCAGGTAAAAGTTTATTTTTACAAAATCTCGCAATGAATTGGTTAGAACAAGGAATGAATGTAGTTTACTTTACATTTGAGTTGAGTGAAGAATTAAGTGCAATGAGAGTTGACTCAATGACAACTGGTGTACCAACAAATGAAATATTTAAAAAAATTGATGATGTTGATCTAGCAGTTCGTATGCAAAAAACTAAATCCGGTGGAACTTTTCAAATCAAATATATGGCATCAGGATCAACAACAAATGATCTAAGAAGCTATATCAAAGAATACACTATTAACAAAGGTATTGCACCTGATGTAGTGTTAGTTGACTACTTAGATTTAATGTTTCCAACTAATAAAAAAATATCTCCTGCAGATATGTTTATTAAAGATAAGTTTGTGTCTGAAGAACTAAGAAATTTTGCAGTAGAACAGCAAATGGTACTAGTAACAGCTTCACAACTTAATAGAGGTGCAATTGAAGAAGTAGAATACGATCAAAGTCACATTGCAGGTGGTATTAGTAAAATTAATACAGCAGATAATTTAATAGGTATCTTTACAAGCAGAGCTATGCGTGAACGTGGTAGGTATCAAATACAATTAATTAAAACAAGAAGCAGTGGTGGTGTTGGATCTAAAATAGATTTAGCATTTGATATTGACAAATTACGAATTTCAGATCTGGATGATGACGAAGAAATAAGTTTGCCTAGTGAGTCTGGAAACAGTTTATTGAATTCAATCAAGACCAGAACCAGTACAGTAAATGAAAAACCTGAAACAACGGTAGTTGCAGAGAAGACTGAAAATACAAAAAATCTTAGAGATCTATTAAAAAGACAAAGAGAAATGGGTAGTTTTGACGAGTAGAGTAATATACGTGGTTGTTTTAACACTTTTCTAACATAAATATTACTGAGGCAACATTATGAAGAAACAGACACGTTCAATATTACAAGAGATTAGCAGTGTAGTACCGTCTACAGACATGAATAATGTGGTTGAAATTAGAGCTAACCATGTAATTAGTTCAGCAATCAATGTTAGTAAAATGATTTACGAATCATATGATGAAGCAACAGCAGATGATCTAGTGAAAAGATTTATAAACAGTATTAAAACACAAGATCCTAAAAAATTCGAACGTGGAATAAAAAAGCTAAACGAATCAAATGAAAGCTAATGACCTACTTACTGAAAACACAAATCTTCATCTTACACATTTAGAAGATTTAGCCTTATTTCAAGGAAAGCAAGGCGCCGACCGAGCTCTATCTTTTTTAAAGAGTCTAGCAGATTTGGCCAAAACATCAAGCCCAAAGAAGTTTAACGTTACAATTAAATGGGATGGCTCTCCAGCAATTTTCTGTGGAACAGACCCTAGTGATGGCAAGTTCTTTGTAGGTACAAAAGGTGTTTTTAATAAAGATCCTAAACTTAATAAAAGTCTAGATGATATATCAAGCAATCATCCAGATGTTAAAGAAGATGGCGATAAAGCTGGATTACGAGATAAATTAAAAAAAGCATTTATAGGTTTATCTAAATTAGGAATAACAAATGTACTACAAGGAGATTTGTTGTTTACTAAAGGCAGTTTAAAAAATATTCAGTATGAAGGTAAATCATATATTGCATTTAAACCAAATACACTTACCTATGCAGTGCCAGTAAATTCAGAACTTGCACAAAAAATACAAAAAGCAGATATAGGAATAGTATTTCATACAGCATACTCTGGTAATACATTAGAAGAAATGACAGCAAGTTTTGATGTAAACTTATCGTCATTAAACAAAACAGATGACGTATGGTATGATGATGCTTACATTAAAGATTATACTGGTGTTGTTAACTTAACATCAGGTGAACATAAAGCAGTTATGAAAGCAATTAATGATGCAGAAAAATATATGCAATCAGCTGGAAATATTTTTTCATTTTTAGAATTATCTGAATTAGGAAAAAAGTTAAAAGAATACATTCATGCAAATCATAATAACATGGTTAGAGCAGGAGCAATAGAACAAGACCCAACAGCATTTTTTAATAATTTTGCAAATGATTACGAACAAAGAATTGAAAAAGAAATAGCCAAATTAAAAACTGGCAGAGAAGGACCAGCTGGACAACGAAAATTATTAGCACTAGAAGAATGGAAAAAATCATATTTTGCTAACAAAAATAATATTGAATCTTGGTATAGTTTATGGTTAAAATTATCTAGTATTAAAAATACTTTGTATCAGAAGCTAAAAAATATTAAAGCCATTGATGCATTTACTCAAGATGGCGACACATATACAGTTAGTGATCAAGAAGGCTTCGTTGCAGTTGACCATGTAGGTAAAGCTATTAAAGTAGTAGACAGATTAGATTTTTCTAGAAAGAATTTTGCTAAGGAATCATTACAATTAGATTTAATAACAAACTTAACTGAGAGTAGAGCTTTTAGATCTAGACAAGAGATTGGCGACTATGAAGCAACAAAAGTTGGAGAAATAATTTATGCGTATCTTCTTTCTTTAACAGCCATGCATAGAGAATACAAGTATAGAAGAATATCAAAACAGTATGCATCTAGAACTAGTAGCTATACTAACTATAATTTTTTTAGAACAAATGGCACAGATTTATATCTAATGATTCATAGCATTTTAGGAACTGGTAGCATTGTACAATTTGTAAATGATAAAAAGTCTGATTTATACATAGACAAGCTACAAAAAAATACAGTAACAGTTACACAGTTTATTAATAATCTTAAAACAGAAGATGCATCAGGATTAGAAAGATTATTTGTAAAAATTGAAAGAGAATTAGGTATTAAAAGTTCTGCACTTAAAAAAGCAAGAAGATTATTAACTGATTACGAAATATTAAAACATAAAGAAAGAGTCACGGCAGTAACATTATTATTACAGTATGTAAGATCAACTTTACCAAAAAGCGAATTATATAGCACTTTGTTTGATATGACTAAACAAAGAAAGCTAATTGGCAATAAATTTACCGATCAGAAATTAGTACCAAAAAACATTGCTAAAGGATCACGTTAATGTACAGTTTGAATACAGTCAAAAACACCTATCTTCAGGTGGGAAAATCTACAGAAATATACAGACTGACAACAGAAATACCATTAACATATAGTGAACTAGTCAGTGATGACAGCGATAAAGACTTTGATCATATTAAGCAAATGATATCAATATACGGTAAAATATTGTTTTTTACTGAACCAAATTTTAAATTAAATAGCTACGAATTTGTATTTGGAGTGGAGCAACCGAATCTTTTTCAATTGCATGATGATCCTGTAGGGGTTTTAACAGCTCGTTTACAGGACATTGTGCTTTTTGGTGGAAGATTAAACTGTTCTGGAGTAAATACAAATACATGGATAAAAAAGTTTTAGGAGAGCAGAAAGTTATGGAAAACAAACCAGATTTGGCTAGACAGCCACAACCAGCACCAGAGCAAGTAGAGTATTCTAGTCTAGAAACTCATGTTGCATTAAGCAGAGAAAGACACGAAGAAATTGGAAATCGTTTTGATCGTGTAGAAGCACATATTGAAAAAGTTGAAACTAAAATGGACGCAGGATTTTCAAAGTTAGAAAAAGTGATTATGTGGACAGCTGGTACTATGTTTTTCACTATGTTGACTATTTTGTTCACAGTAGTATTTGGCGGGATTATAAAATAACATGAAAATTGAAGAAGTAGTTGGACCTAAAATTGCATACGGAAAGCAGAAGAGTAGCATCAAACGTAAATTTAGATGCGTAGCTGGTCCGCGAAAAGGAAGATTAGTAGCAGATCCTTCTACTTGTACAGCACCAATGAATGTAAAAAAATCTCAGCAAATGAAGGCTACTAGAAGAAGAACTGGTACTGCCCAAGCCCAAAAACAATCCTTAACTAAAAAATATAATCCAGTTAGTAAAAATGTTAAAAAGTTTAACAAGCAAATTAAGGCCAGACGAGCACCATCAAAAATTAAAATAGGTAAAAAATAATGTTTATTAGTGATATCATACCAGTAAATGAAACTAAAATGATTTTTGGCCGTAGTGGTAAAAAAGTTGTAAAGAAATACCGTTGTAGTTTTGGTAGAAAAAAAGGAAGAATTGTATCAAACCCTAGTGTTTGCAGTGCACCTTTAGATATTAAAAAACGTTTTACTATGAAGAAAATGAAAGCAAAAATGGGTTCAAGATTACAAAGAAAAATTAAGTTTGCTAAGAAGTTCAACCCAGCATCACGTAGAGTAGCGGCTTTAAATAAAGCATTAAAAAGATAAAAACTTCTTGCTCTTTTAGTAAAAATGTAATATAGTAATTGCATACATGAGAATACAAGAGAAAATTAGAGATATGAAAAACTACGATTACCCTCACTATTCAACTGCAAAAGAATGTTTAGAACATTTTAGGTTTGCCACTATATTGCATAAGCATACTAAAATACCTGTTTCTTATGTTGATCACATCAAAAGTGAAATTAATAGATTTGAAGCCTTAAAAATTGAAGGCAATGAGAAGAAAAAGCTAATCAATAAAACTAATGTATCTAAACTTGATGTATTATTAGACAAAGTAGTTAAAACAAATATACATAAAAAAGATTTTGAAATAGCAATAAACACAAAACGTACTAGCGATGGTACTGCAATAGATCATTTACTAATATCTAAAAATAAAAGTCATAGATATGATATAATTGATACTAAAACAAATAATAAGCTATTTTACGATATAAACCAGTATAAACTAGCATATTTGTTAACTATTACCGTTATTGAAGATAAAAATAGACAGCATATTGAAGTCAAACAACTGCTTGATAACAACAATCAGTACTCACATTTGCTTGAATCCTTGGACGAAAATACAAAAAAACTAGAATTACTAACCACTGAAAAAGAGAAAAGTACCACTGAAACCATCATCAATGGACTTAAAGACCAGGTAAATATACTTGATCAGCTGATATCAGCTCAGTATGTACATAAAAATAACAGCCTGAAAGCATAAATAATTTTGTTATGAAATTAAATGATTTACAAAGTAACTATGAAACTAAAATTTCTAGGATCAACCGTTGGTTAGAAGAGACTTACGGCTTTAAAGTGTACGATCAAGTTGAACTTGAAAAGTTATACCAAGTTAAAACTGAATTAGATGTACAACGTGAACAGTTAAAATCAAGTTTACCGTTCAACTCTTATCATTCTCATTCAGAGTATGCAAAAAATATTTTATTAAGTGAAGCAATTGTTTTAATGATAGGACAAGTTGCTGATAATGAAGTAGTACCAGCAGAACAAGATAACACTTCAGGTGAAGCTTCACCTATTTCAGGAGACGAAGAAATGGGAGAAAGCACAGAAGAAGTTGTTAAAGAAGAACAAGACTTAGAAAAAGCTGAAACAGTTTTAGCAAGTCAACAGTTAGTTGATGAGTTTCAAGGCATAGTTGAAGATTTAGGCAAAATGCAAAACGAAACACTAGGTGCTTTAGTAGACAAAATGACTTATGAATTTGGAGCGGATGTTGCCGCACAATTTAATAACTCAATGATGGCAACAATTGACCAAATTTTAGAAATGGCAAGAGAAGCCAAAGAAAATACACAAAACGAAGTATTAAAATTACAAGGTGAACAACCTGCAACTGATATGTCTAATGCAGAAGACGATGTAGAAGACGAAGTTGAAAATGATTTAGATGATGTAGAGTCTTTAGAAATCGACCCAGCAGACAGTGATGTTGCAACTGACGGGGACGAAGCTTCAAGTGGTCCAGAAGACGAGCCACTTGGTAGAGCTAAAAAAGACTAATGAAACTTCAAGAAATCACAGAAAATTATTTTTCCCATTTAAAAGCAGATACTCAAAATCTTTTATTGAGTCTTGTTGGACAAGAAAAATATGAAATTAGTACTAACGATCTAGTTGATGAATTAAAAAAAATGGGTCATTCTGTTACACCAAATAGTTTAGGTGACCTTGTTAAAAATATGAAATTAGTTAAAAGTATTAATCCTGAAAAGGTTACCCTCAACCAAAATTATAATTTGACACAGTACAGTAAAGATGCTACAATGGATAATAATAAAACAGTTGCCAAAATGGCAAAGAAAACCATTGATAGAGATATTACCTAGTGTCATTACTAAAAGAAAAATTTCAATATAAAAATTTAAAAAGAACAACAATAAATGGCAAACGTCATTATGTTGGTGAAGACGGAAATCCAGTTCCTAGTGTTACAACAATTCTAAGTGCCACTAAAGACATGACAGCACTTAATCAATGGAAAAAACGAGTAGGCCAATCCGAAGCTCAACGAATTGTAACAGAATCAGCAAATTTAGGAACAGCTACACACAATCATTTAGAGCATTACGTATTAGGAACTGAAAGACCTAAAGGTACTAATTTAGTACACCAACAAGCTAAACAGCTCAGTGACATTATTATTGATCAAGGTATGAAAAATGTTAATGAAGTTTGGGCAATTGAACAACATTTATGTTTTCCAAATTTATATGCTGGAACGGCCGACATGATTTGCGAATATGAAGGAATGCCTGCAATAGGAGACTTCAAAACTAGTCGTAAAGTTAAGAAGAAAGAGTGGATTGAAGATTATTTTATACAATGTGCCGCCTATGCCTTAGCACATAACGAGGTATATGGTACAAATATACAAGCAGGGCTTATTTTTATAGTGTCACACAGTGGTGAATACCAGCAATTCATGGTAAAAGACAAAGAATTTGACACATATATTAACAAGTGGCTTGATAAAGTAGAAGAGTTTTACAAACTAACTAATAAATAGTAATATTAGGAAATACAAATGAGTACAAATTACGTTAGATTAAAAAACAGACGAGGAAACAAGGTAGATCTTCCAACACCTTTAGCTGAAGGTGAAATTGGTCTAGCACTTGATACCAGAGAATTGTATATTGGTGGTGGAAATCAAGATGCAAAAAATCGTATGGTACAAGTTAGTAACTACCTTAATGCACAAGCAGATACACAGAGCAGAATTGATAACAGACTAGTATTTTTTAAACTAGCTGAAACAGAAAACGTTGTTGGTAACGGTACTGAAGCAAACTTATCAGTATTAAAAGGTTCACAAATGACGTTACCAGGTACCAAGGCATCACCTTACAATCCTGAGAGTTTTGAAATTACAAAATTCAATATTAATCAAATACCTGAAGTAGTACCAAGTAATAATTATACTGTAAGTACAGCAGGTAGTAATTTAAATGTTACTTTTGTTGCAAACGCCATTGCTGAAAACAATACAGTAGTAGTTGTTTCAAAATGGACAGTGGCTGAAATTGTTGCCGCAATAGGAACAGCATTACCTAGTTTAGACGTAACACAAACAAGTACAACAAATCAGTTATATATTGACACATCAACAGGAACAGGTTTTGTAGATGTTGGTGCATCTGGAAATCAAACAACAACAGCATCTACTTTAGCTGGATTAAGTATGATATCTAGTGCATTTAAAAATGCAGATAACAATATTAGAGGAGCAGTTTCAAATCTACCATATGGTGCAGGCAAAATTATTTGTGATGGAAATTTTTTAATTGAATCTGATTCACCAACACAGGCATTAAACCTAGCTACATTTTTAAATAGAGCAACAGGATCAAACTATGCCACTGTGGCAAACAACATACAAATTTATACTCAAGATTCTAGACCAGTTTTTGAAAACAACATTTTTGTTAAACCTCTTTCTTTATTGAAAGCAACATTAACAAAAGGTGGTGTCACTGCTAACATAACAACTTTTGATACTACAAAGTCAAATAGCTTTTTTATTGATTACAGTCTTAAGTTTGGATCAGCACTAGCGGCCGGCACAATGCGAATTATCACTGACGGTACAAATGCTGAACTACTTGATGACAGAACAGAAACAGCAACTACAAGTCCGGTTGTCTTTAGTGCAGATTTAAGTGGCTCAACACTAAGATTAAGATATAATAATAGTAGTGGAAGTACAAATGCAACTATAAGTTATGTTTTAAAACATTGGTTAACTGCCTAAATTCTTAAATAATTACACTTGTCCACAAAAAAACATCAATTTTTTCAGAATTTTGTTGACACTTTAGGTCTTCTGACTATACAATAAAACAACATAAAGAATTAAAGAGATAACAATGAACAAACAAACGGATTCGATCGAGATTGTCAAACGTGACGGTCGTAAAGAACAACTCAACTTAGAAAAGATACACAAGATGACTAACGCCGCCTGCGAAGAGTTAACAGGTGTGTCATCATCACAAGTAGAAATGAACTCGGGATTGCAATTTACTAATGGAATGTCTACACAAGATATACAAGACGTATTAATTAGATCTGCAAATGATTTAATTACTTTAGAAAACCCAAACTATCAATACGTTGCGGCCAGACTACTTCTTTTCTCACTTCAAAAACACGTATTTGGAAAATGGTTACCGTCAGATAACCATATACCTTTAAGATATCTTGTTGCAAGAAATATTGAGCGTGGTGTCTATGATAAAAAGATTTTAGATAAATTTAGTGATGACGAGTGGAACAAGTTAAATGATTACATCAAGCACGATAGAGATTGGGATTTTACTTACGCAGGACTTAGACAAGTAGTCGACAAGTATCTTGTACAAGATAGAAGCTCGGGTCATGTTTATGAAACACCTCAATATATGTACATGATGATTGCTTGTACTTTGTTTGCAAACTATCCTCAAACAACTAGACTTCAATACATTAAAAAATATTACAATGCAATTTCTACTTTTAAAATTAATATACCTACGCCAGTAATGGCAGGTGTTAGAACACCAATGAAACAATTTGCTTCTTGCGTTCTAGTTGAAGTTGATGATACACTGCCATCAATTTTTTCAAGTGATATGGCAATTGGTAGATACATTGCACAGAGAGCCGGCATAGGAATTAATGCTGGTCGTATTAGAGGAATCAACAGTAAAATTAGAGGTGGCGAGGTAGCACACACAGGTGTTGTTCCGTTCCTTAAAAAGTTTGAATCAACTGTAAGATGTTGTACACAAAATGGTGTACGTGGAGGTAGTGCTACTGTCCATTTCCCTATATGGCATACAGAGATTGAAGACATTCTTGTACTAAAAAATAATAAAGGTACAGAAGATAATAGAGTTCGTAAACTAGATTATTCAATTCAACTATCAAAATTATTTTATGAAAGGTTCTTAAAGAGTGAAGACATAACATTATTTTCTCCACACGAGGTGCCTGGTTTGTATGATGCATTTGGTACAGAAGAATTTGATGAAATGTACATGAAATACGAACGTTCAACAAAAATTACAAAAAAGAAAATTCCTGCTCAACAGTTATTTGCTGAGCTATTAAAAGAAAGAGCAGAAACAGGTCGTATCTATATTATGAATATTGACCACTGTAATTCTCATTCTTCGTTTACAGACAAAGTTAACATGAGTAACTTATGTCAAGAAATTACATTACCTACAGTACCAGTACAACATATTGATGGTGAAGGTGAAATTGCTCTTTGTATTTTAAGTGCAGTCAATGTTGGAGTAATTAAAGATTTATCTGAGTTAGAAAACTTATGTGACTTGGCAGTAAGAGCATTAGATGAAATTATTGACTATCAACAATATCCTGTTAAAGCGGCAGAGATAAGCACAAAAGCAAGACGTAGTTTAGGTGTAGGATATATTGGCCTAGCACATTACCTTGCTAAAAATCAAGCACTATACAGTGATAAAAAAGCACTTACAAAAGTACATGAACTATCAGAAGCATTTCAATATTATCTAATACAAGCATCGGCAAATTTAGCAAATGAAAAAGGTAAATGTGAATATTATGATAGAACAAAATATGCAAATGGTGAATTACCAATTGATCATTACAAAAAAGAATTAGACGAAATATGTGCTACAACATTGAAGTTAAATTGGGACAAACTTCGTGAACTTGTAAAACAAAATGGATTAAGAAATTCAACATTGTCTGCACAGATGCCAAGTGAATCATCTAGTGTTGTTGGCAATGCAACAAATGGTGTTGAACCACCAAGAGGTTATTTGTCAGTTAAAAAATCTAAAAAAGGTCCATTAAAACAGATAGTACCTCAGTATAAAACTTTAAAAGATTATTATACTTTGCTATGGGATATGCCAAGCAATGAAGGTTATATTAATATTATATCTGTTATGCAGAAGTTTTTTGATCAAGCTATATCAGGCAATTGGTCATACAATCCTACACATTTTGAAAACAACGAAGTACCAATGAGTGTAATGTTTAAAGACTTACTAACAACGTATAAGCTAGGATGGAAAACTAGTTACTATCAAAATACGTATGACTTTAAAACTGACGCATCAGTTGAGGTTGACGTCGCACCTGTCCAAAACGCGGCTGAGGATTTTGCACAAATCAACGCAGAAGAAAGCATAGAGACTATTACTGCTGACAACGATTCTGCTGAAGATTGCGATGCGTGTGCAATATAGATAAATAGGTACCAATGGCAAAGACAGTATTCAACAGAAATGAAATAGATTTTACCAAAGAGCCAATGTTCTTTGGAGAAGATCAAAACGTACAAAGATACGATGTATTCAAGTATCCTCAGTTTGATAAATTAAATCAAACAATGTTAGGTTACTTTTGGAGGCCTGAAGAAGTAAGTTTACAAAAAGACAGAGCAGACTTTACAACATTTAGACCAGAACAAAAACATATTTTCACAAGCAATTTAAAATATCAAACACTATTAGATAGTGTACAAGGTAGAGGACCAAGTTTAGCTTTTTTACCTTATGTATCAAATCCAGAGCTAGAAGGTTGTATTATTACATGGGACTTCTTTGAAACTATTCACTCACGAAGCTATACACATATTATGAAAAATGTGTATTCAGATCCAAGTGAAGTATTTGACACAATTTTAAATGATGAAGAAATTGTAAAGAGAGCAATATCAGTTACAGAAAATTATGATAAATTTTCTGAATTAGCACAAGATTACTTTGTAAAAGGTATTGGTGATATTAAAGAACTTAAAAAACAACTGTATCTTGCAATGGTAAATGTAAACATCTTAGAAGGATTAAGATTTTATGTTTCATTTGCTTGTACATTTGCATTTGGTGAACTTAAACTTATGGAAGGATCTGCAAAGATTATTTCTTTAATTGCTAGAGATGAATCACAGCATCTAGCATTGAGTACACATATAATAAAAAATTGGCAACAAGGTGACGACCCAGAAATGACAAAAATTGTAAACGAAAATAAAGATACTGTTTACAATATGTATAAACTTTGTGTAGAAGAAGAAAAAGCCTGGGCTAAACATCTTATGAAAGATGGTTCAATAATTGGTCTTAATGAATTATTATTAGGACAGTATGTTGAGTTTATTGCTAATAAAAGGTTGAAAGCTATTGGACTAGATCCAATCTTTGATCAACCAGTTAATCAAAACCCACTACCATGGACTCAGCATTGGTTATCATCTGCAGGTTTACAAGTTGCACCGCAGGAAACTGAAGTAGAAAGTTATATTGTTGGTGGAGTTAAACAGGATGTAACAAAAGATACATTCAAGGACTTTAAATTATGATCTATAATAAGAAACACGAAAAAGGTGAAGTAGTTGCAATTAAATTAGTAACCGGCGATGAAGTTATTGCTAAATTAGTTGAAGCTGATATGGACGATATCAGATTGTCAAAACCTATGATGCTAGTGCATACACCAAAAGGTTTAGCAATGAGTCAATTTATGATGATGCAAGATGTTGAAGATGTAATTGTAATATCAACAGATAAAATAATAGCAATTACAAAAGCAAACTCAGTAGCTTCTAGTCAGTACACTCAAACAGTTTCAAGCATCAAAGTACCAACACCTGAAGAAAAATCATCTATAATTACCTCATAATAATAGTACATAAATACTATTATGCCAGCAGTAACTAGATTAGGTGATAGTTGTACAGGACACGGATGTTTTCCGTCAAGGCCAAGTAATGGCGGTAGCGGATCAGTCTTTGCAAATTCTATCTCAGTACATAGACAAAGTGACTCATGGAGTGTACATTGTTGCGTTGTATGTCATGGTAGTACATTATCCGCAGGATCTGGTACAGTGTTTGCAAATAATTTACAGTTAGGAAGAATAGGTGATCCGGTTGCTTGTGGTAGTTCGGTAGCCTCAGGTTCCGGAAACGTTTTCGCAGGAGGTTAATATGGCAGGTAAAAGAATTAGTGGTGCATATCCAGATAGTTTAAATTTTCCAGATAGCATTATTCCACTTACAAGTCAGATAAGTGATACACAGAAAGCATTATTTTCTACTGGTGCTCTTAACATAGTAGATCATGTTGATCCTTTTGGAAGAACTTGTAAAGCCTATGCAGGATTTCAAAATCCACATGACAGTACAATTAGACAAATAAATGAAAAGTTACAAGAACAAAAAACTGCATTACCAGACGATTGGGATAATGCCACACTTTCTTTAAGAGCTGTAGTTCCAGGAAATGTAATTGGCCCAGGTCAATCATCAAGAAAACTTACTGACGATGAAATAAGACAAATTAAATTAACTGAAGATGTGTTAAAAGATGTTACATATCTTTCAAATAGACAAAGTGGTATGTGTATAAGTGAATTACCAGCTGGAACATCACCGTGGTCAGCTCTTGGAAACACATCAACTTATGGTGTTGATTTTGGTATACCAACTTCTCCAAGTTCACCAGGTGGTATTGTTGTTCCTGGTTTACCAGGATATATGAGTATATTGAGTACAATAAATCAATTATCAACAACATTAGGCAACTTGCCAAGTGTGTCAACAGGTCCATGTGCTTTTATTGAAGATGCTTTAGGTAGTATTATGAAAGCTGGATCAATATTAAATGAAATACTAGCAAAAATTTTACAAGTTGTAGGACTTGTAGCTTTGGCAATGGGTATAGTTGGTTTAATAAAAATGTTAATTGATATTATTAAAGGTGATTTAAAATATCTAGGTAACTTTTTAGAACTATTAAAACAGGCCGCACTTGCTGGTTTATTAGAAGGTCTTCTTAAAGATCCTTGTTTAGCTTACTTGCTAACAGCGGGTATAGCCACTTTCAGCACAATAAAAACATTAGGCTTATAACACTTTTCTCTCTTGCATTTACAAAAATTTCGTGTATAATAATTACACAATGTTGATGTTTTTGGAATAAGTTTTAGGGACCTCGGGGCAGTACCGAGCACCTCCACCATAAACACTTGGAGTGAAAAATGGATAAACTAGTAACCTATTTGCTATTAAGATTTATACAATTTGGATTAATAGTATTGACAATTGGTGCATTGCTTGAAGTGTTTATGATGGGGGTGAACTAGGATCGACCAGGATGTAAAGAAAAACGGAGTTGTTCGGCGGAAGCTCGGTTAACGCAACAAAACTATAAATGCAGATGAAAATCTAGCTATGGCGGCCTAAATTTAGGTCACCGGGGTTGGCAACGGACCTTGCAACAGAACCGTTGCACTAAATATGGATGGTATGTTTACAAGTATTAAAAAATTCTGGACTGAAAGCTTCAAAACAAATCCTCTTGCATTTTATTTTGAAATGGCAAGTGCTATCACAGTCATAATTGGTAGTGCTATCTTAACTTATACAGTGTTGGCACCAAGACCAGATCTGTTTATACCTTTTTATTGGATTGGTAGTGCAACTGGATTGGTTGGTGCATATTATAGAATGAGTGCATGGATTATGGTATTAACAGCATGGTTCACATTAATGAATACAATAGCAATGTGGAGGTTATTCTTTTAACATGGCACTTGTACACAAACATTTAATAATTAGAGCAGAAGTAAACAATACTCCAAAAAGTCCTCAATGGGCTCATAAGTGGTTAACACAGTTAGTTGAAAAAATTGGTATGGTAATATGTCAAGGACCTATAACTGCTTATGTGAATGATGAAGGCAATAGAGGACTAACAGGTGTAGTAGTTATTGAAACATCTCATATAGCTTTACATTGTTGGGACGAAGACAACCCAGGACTTTTACAATTAGATGTTTATACTTGCGGACCCTTTGAAGAAAATATTATCTTTGAGGAAATTAAACAATTTAATCCTGTCAAAGTAGAATACAAATATTTAGACAGAGAGAAAAATTTAACAGAAATAGAACTATGAAAGATAAAGATAAACCAAAAGATTATACAAAGCCGTCACCAGAAGAACTACAAAAAAAACTTGATGAGAAGATGAA